GATGGTGCCACCTGGCTCAGCATCGCGTAGCAACATGTCTTGTAACTCCGCCTCTACCGCATCCTTTACGGTTTGGTCATTCGAGGGGGTCAACTGAATAGTCGGGTTAAGGGGGACAGCGGTTGGGGCTTCGATAGTTTCCGTTACACCAACGGGACGCTTGTTATAGATATAGCTAGCCACCAAGACCACATCGTTAATGATGGGAATGCCATCTGGGTAGATATCATCCATCATGAATCTAACAACCACAGTGCCTAAACCGTTCTCATTCGGAAACGACCAGGCACGGGTAACATTCGGCACTTCACGCGCCCAGGCGACATAGTCGGCCGCATTGCCACCATGGGGTGGATTCTGAATGCGAAAGCGAATGCGTTCACGAAGGCTTTCAAGGTCTTCGATATCAGCACCGCCCGTCAGCCCGTTAGCGTCAACCACTACAGTGGAACTGATATTCGGAATAGGGTTAACCATTGTCATTTGGGTATTGGCAGAGGTGTTGCTATCTGCACCAGGCTCTACAGCAGTGACATCTAACCAGGCATAAGTGATCGACAGCGTTACGCTACTGTCTGTAGTGAACTGCCAACCATCCGAACGCTGAACCACGGTGCCCGCTGGAATATTGGTGCCAGCCGTTCCGCTAAACTTAACCAACCCCTTCGAAGGTTGAGGATCTTTACGGCCACCGTCGAGCCACTCATCGGCATGTTTTATTAACATCTCTTCGGCGGCAGAGTCCGGCAAAATCTGTTCGCTATTCCACACCAAGTGGCCGTGCATCCCATGAGAGGCAGCCGCCATTGTATGCGCCAACGCACTTAACACGCTTCGCTTAAGGCGTGGATCAGAGCCAGGAAGCTGTGTTTCGATCCTGTTTTCTATTTGCTGTTGCAGCTCTATCAAGGTTTGACGGTTAAACATTACTAGCCCTCTAAACTGTAATTAAACACTTCAAAATATTCGCTACCGTCAGGAAGTGTCCCAGCAACATTAATCAACAACTGACCGGTCACCGCGAACTCGGTGGTGATATCGATACTTGCCAACAAGCCATCATCGACAATCCATTGGGTGGACTGCTCGGCGTAAATCTTCGCCAGGCGTAGTGTTTCGTCGGTGCGCTTGGCACGCTTCAACGTGTAAAGGCGGCTACCCCATTCGGGATCGCTCCAGGCACTGCCAAGCACGGTAAACAGCGACGTAATTAACGCGCTAACTATGCCGGTCGCATCTTGCTTAAGGTCGCCGCCATCGAGAGCGATATCGAAACGGTGCTTGTCTTGGTCATATATAAAGCCGATATCCATGGGTTACATGCTCTGATTAGGTGCTGCAGTTTCCGACGATGGCGGATTGTGAGTGTGAGTGTTGTATACATCGCGTATTGCTTGCATAGAGCCGGTAGCGTCTGAAACATCACCACCCGCTGTAACGTTACCCGCAACACTCAAAGCCCCCGTGCATTCCACTTGTGGACTGTTTAGCGTGATTTTGGTGGCGGCGCTGACCTCGATATTACCGCCGCGTTTTATAGTGATGTTGTCGCCCTCATCGGTATAGATAGCGACTTCCCCAGCCTGTAAGCCGGTGATGCGGTAACGGCGATCGGCCACCACAAGCGCGATACTATGGCTGCGGTTGCCATTGGCCGCCGCGATAAAAGCTTCGGCACCCGCTTTCGGGCAACTGGTAAAACCGTAGGGCTCGGCATGTTCAATACCGTCGATGGTTTCGCCCTTGAGTACTTCAAGTTGTAGCGACTGCATCAACGTTGTGGAATCCACCAGACGAACCACACTACGGGTAAAAAGCTGCTGTATGCGGCGACGAATGGGGGACAACAATCGCTGAAACTGTCTTACCACGCGCTATCCTCCTCAAGGGGAATAGCCACCAGGTCGAATGCTTCGACAGGCTTCACGGTAATTTCGGTCAACTCACCCGAGGTGCCCAACGTGTAACGACAATCGGTAATTAATAGCCAACTATTATTTAAGCCAAGATAAGGGTCATACACCTGTACCTGGGTGTTGGGTTGCCAGATTCCCTTCGCATGGCGCCAACCGTTGACCGTGTAGGTAATGGCGCGAGACTGTCCGTAGCTTACGTTGCGCTGCCACTCGGCACGGCGCTTGGCGTCGCCGATGTTGATATCATCCTCAGCTTGTACAACAGTTGGGCGATAGCGTTTTACGTTGCTATCGGTGGCGCTGCCGAGAATGTGGGCAGCACCTTCTGCGCTCACATCATCCCAGCCACTCTGCTGCCCGGCGACAACGTACTTACTGAAACGGTCGCGCATACTAAATGTCGGCTTAGCGAGTAGAATGTTGTCGCCAAACTTAAGCGGCGTAGTAACACGCTCGTTACTCACGCGCGTAATGACCAAGCGACCGTCGGCATCATCGTTCAGCAAGACCGCCTCAGCGCGTGCGCGCTCTTCCAAAAACTCGAATACCGTTTGCGACTGTTCAATCACCGACTTACGAATCACCGAAAAGCCACCGACCTTATCGACAACCTCGATACCGAACGGCTTCGCCACTGCCGTGGCCAGGCTGGGAAATTTCTGGTCGATGAATTGAACACCGCTAAGGTCGGCAGCGGGCAAAGCGCAGTCGACTAGGTCGGCAGTTTTAGAACGCCCCTTTACCTTAAGCGTGCGCGACTTTGCGTCATACTCCGGCGTGGTCTCATCGATATAGCCGGTTATCACCTTGAACTCATCAACCCACACCTCGCATAGGTCGCCCAGACGAATGGGGCGCGACTTGTTGCTATTGGCCCAGCGATCGGTGTATGTCAGTTCAAAGTTTGCCGCTACACGCCCAAGACCGCGCGAGATGCTAACCGCTTTCCAGCCACCATAAAACTGGCCGTTGATATTAAGCGTTGCGTTACTCACTTAACACCTCAAGCAGTCTGCCCGCCGGGCAGAACAAAGGATGGGCAATCTTATTGCGGGCGATAATTTCCTCATCGCGTGTCGCATCGCCGAACAACTTGTGGGCAATCACCAAGGCGGGCAACGTTTCTACATACTCGACGTACTTGATCTCAGGCAGTCGGGCGCCGCGAATCTTTAAATCGTCGGCCATGGTGTGGCGTAGCGTCGCTAATCCCTGATAGAGCGCATCGTCGATTGGCTGGTTGGTGACAACCTCAATGCTTGCACTACCTGCCGCCGGATTGATAATGATATTGTCGCGTTCCATCTGCGCGTCGACCACATCGAGCAACGTAGAGCGCATGGTCATTGCATCATCGGCGCTCACGTATTCGGCTTCGCTCGAAGCTCTAACCGCCTCGATGGTGGCCCCCTGTTGTCTCAACGCGTGCCTCGCATCGGTGTTGGCGGCTTGGCGTTTCCGGTTGCTGGTGGTTTGCGGTACTGGATTGGAGGAGTTTTTGCCCGCCTCGAATAAACCACGGTAAAGGTTAAGTGCGCGTAATGGCTCACTAATAGTATTACGCAGGCCCTTTAACCCATCGATAATGACTCCGGCCAGATCATATGGGGCGCGAATTACCGCCGAAATAGCGCCCGCCACATCGCCGATAAAGGCGTCGACTTCTTCGAAGATCTCGGCAACCTCATTCACCAGTTCCACCAACTGCCAACCGGGAAGACTGGTAAAGTCGAAGCGGAACGAGAACGCATCCTGCGCCCGCGCCAGTGCGTTGTCGGCCGCGTCGCCTACATCCTTTGCCGTATCAGGTGTTGCGCTGGGAAACGTCTTCTTGCCCGCCTCGATACACGTTAACGAGAACACCGCCTTGCCACCTTCCTTGGTGCTTTCACGTTTGCGGGCGGCCGTGACCGAAACAGTTAATGCGCCAAAATAGGGATGTAGCAATTCATATGGGCCAGGGCGCTCTAAAACGGCGATAAGGGTATCGCGTGCCAGGTCGTAGTCGGGGCCTATACACACCGCCTCGAAACTAATCTCGCGCGCGCGTCGGCCATTGTCTTCCACATAGGGATTATCGCGGCCTGGGTATTCGTGGGTTTGCGTACGCCGCCCAATGGTGGCGTTGTCGCTCTCGACCCAGAATTCAGCCTCGTCTAGTTTGCCTTGCGCTTGATAACGATCTCGCCAACTCATTGTGCTATGCTCCCTTGAAACGATTGTTGGGGCATATCATGAAACGTTTCACTGTATACATCGGCTTGGCGCTGCTGTTGTGCCTTGGCACTGCGCAGGCCCAGGAAATGCGCGACCATTACTACGTCGTTAAAAGCGGTTTTGAGTATGGTTACGAGGTGGCGGGTAGTAATGAGGTGCTGCTCGCAAAGTATCTTGGCCAAAAGAGCGGTGTTTACCAAGCTCTTATCACCGAAGGAAAGCATAGAACTGTTATTGAGAGTAAAGCGGGTAGCAAATTTGCCACCGTGTATCAGTATAAAGGCGATAAATTTATAAAACGTTCCATGCTTAAGTTGGATGATAAAGCGATCGCCGGACAAATCATGTTGGATGCTTGGAACAGTCGCCTGAGCCAATACAAAGGCAACAAAGGAACTTTGTGGCTTGACGGTGAAAATGGGCCGGTATGGAATAGTGACAAGTAACATCCTAGCCGCCTATGTTGATGCCGTTGTAAACATCAATATCTAGGCCATCTCCCGATACGTGTTTAACCGATGCAGGCTGTCCATTAATTTCAACAGATAGTTTTCCGTTCGCCTTCTCCATCTTTTCCGCCGCACGCTCCATACGTTCTGCCGCACCGTACATTGCTTCAAAGTTAAAACGCTGGTCGAGCATTTCCTGTGCCGACTTCACACCAAAGTTCGCGGCGATCTGCGTCAACACGCCGCCCAAGGTATCGGCGAATTTTGTTTCATCGATCGCTTTATAGATCACTGTCCCCGCACCATAGCCAGCGGCGCCCGATGCTAGCACCGCACCGGTAGTCGTTGAAACAGCACCAGCGGCGAGCGTGCTGGCACGGCGAAGCACGGACGAAGATTTAGACAACAAACCACGACCAGAGCGACGCGCTGTTGGTTGTTTGCCTGGTAGGTTTGGTTTTCCGCCCCAGTTATCCGGGGTTAGACTCATATGCTTATTAACAACATAAACAGGCACGGGTAACGGCAGCCCCCCAAGACCGCCGCCACCCAGACCACTGCCTGCCCCTGCGCCTTTGCGACGCAGGAACTTACCCGCCAAAATGGCGGCACCACCAGCCACAACCGCGCCTTTGAGTAAGTTCTCCGCCGTGTTGTTTTCCAACACGTCTGAAAGTTGGGAGAGTTTAGTAATCAGTTTCGTTAACGATTCGTCGGCCGCCTTTTCCCAAGTGGCTGCCATCTTGTCCCAGTTAGCGGTCGCCAGCTTTGCCAACCGGGCAGAGTCTCGTAGCGTGGCGTTGCCATCGCCTTGTAGAGTCATAAAGCGTTCTATCGAATCGACAGCACCACTGCGCTGAAACTCGCCGCTAGCCTGGTTAAAGGCGCGCACCGCTTCAGCGTCGAAGATTTCACCGATCTTCACTTGGTCGCCCTTGGCCTTAGTGACAATCTCGGTCATCAATTCATTGATAGGCCGTAGAACGCGCTTACGTTCTTTCAACTTTTCAGGGTCAAAGACATTTATGCCGACCTGTTGTTTTAGTTTCTTGATCTTTTCAGGATCGGTAAGTGTGCGCAGTGTCGCCTCGAAAGCTGTGGCCGCCATCTCGGCCGAACCGGTGCCCATGCGGATGACCTGCAAGGCCGCGCCCATCTCTTTAAGCGCTTGCGTACCACCGCGACCGGTGGCGGTGTAGGCGGTAATAACACGCGGGCCAAGCTGGGCCAGGTTGGCCAGCGTAAACGCGCCTTCCTTACCCTGAATGTTAAGAGTGTCGAGCGCCGCCAATACATCCTTGGGCGCGGTGATATTCATCTTTTGCAGCTCGGCGAGAATACCGCCGATAGATCGGCCAGACTCATCGCCGGTCGCTTGAATGGCGATACCAATATTCTCGATGTTCTCGCGGGCGAATTTCAGGTCGCCGGTCTTTTCGACAATCTCGTCGATTGCATTGGTAATAAACTCGGGTTTGACCTTTATATTGCTCTGCCTGGCAACGTCGTAGATCTCTTGCTTAAGACTGGCGATATCCGTAGTCGATTTATTGGCCTGAACGCCCATGCGCTCGAAGCGTTCGTCGAGGTTGGCCAGGTGACGAATGGTCGCCGCACTACCGATACTGGTCAGTAGTGCGGTGTAGCGATTGCCAAGCGCATCGAAGCCACGCCCCATCAAAGCCACCGAACCACGCAAGCGTGACATATGGCGCTGGCCAGCCTGGGCAAAGTTACCCAGGCTCTGGCCGTATGTCTGCGTCTTTCGCTCTATGTTGCCGCTGAGGTCAACGACAATGCCTGTGCGTATTTCGGTGTTCATAGGTAGTTAAACAATCGCCTGAGTGGGATCTTTTTTAGTTCACTAACCTTCAAGCCCGACCGGCCCGCCAGCGCCATCAGCATCGGGTCCAGCACTTTGGCCAGACCCATCAGATCGCCCCCGCTGGTCGGCACCCTTTGCAGCCTGCGCGGCCAGGCTGTCGAACTTCTCGGCCATGACTTGCAGGGCTTTGAGGTCTTCCGGGTGGAGCTGCTTTAGTTCGTGCAGCTCAAGTGGCCCAGACATCGACTCGCCGTTTGCATCTTTCAGCGCCAGCACCTGGCGGCGCAATACATGCACGCCGACCATGGTGGGGCTTTGCACCAGGTGCGGAATATCGACCATTTGACCGTTTTCGCTCGTTGGCACTAGCACCAACTTTTCCGACTCCTCGTTGGCCTCGATCACATCGCCCGAGTTTGGCTCACGCACCACGGCTGTCGTATAGGTGGTTTCTCCAATCGTTAAACCGTGTGTAAGCGGTACATTTAGAGTCGCCATTACAGGGCCTCCGCTTCGCCGGAAAAGATCGCACGCGCCTTACCACTTGCATCAAACGCGACAGGTTCAACAGTAAAGGCCTTGCGTAACATGCGCTTCTGGCCTGTGTCAGCCATAAAGGTGATGGTCGCGTTATCAATCTTGTTGAGTGCGATCTCATCAAAAGCGCTATTTTGCAGAATGCTTACTTCCAGCCGTGGCGCTTCTTCATTTTGCGTAAAGTAGGTTTTGCCGCCGTGACGTTCTGGTTCACGCTTGTAGCCACCAGGATTAAACGTCGCGCGATTCTCGGTCGGAATCACCTTGCCATCCACCCGAATCGTCGCCTTACCGTATAAAACGTTGCTGCTCATTAGCTATGCTCCTCTTAAATGCCGAACTGCATCAAACCGGCGAAGGTGTGTGCCTGGCCGACCAGTTGTGGTTCGTCCTTCCAGTCGACGCGCCCGGTCGCGGTGTCGATCTCAATCACTATCGTCGCCTTGTAGTACTCGAAGTCCTCACACCAGCCACGCTCCATAAACACATCTTTGTAGAGCGCCAACAGCTCGGCACGAATCGAGTCCTCGTTTAGGATCGGTTCACCGGCGCCAAACTGCTCATCGGTGCCGGACAACTTGTAGCGACCGACAATAAACTTGCTCACGCGGGCGACCTGCTCGTAGCGAATCCGGCTCAAGGTTTCAGGTCGCTGGATGTTCAGATACGAGATATCGTCCACGCCCAAGTCATTGGTTTGGTAGCTGGTGATCTGGCGCTCGATATGGCAACGCCCCGAGGGGTCGACGTAGTAGGTCGACATACCATCGAACAACAGCAGGTTGCGCTCGCTATCGGTCCAGCGCTCGCTATTCGCCGGTGGCAACATACCGACCAGGTGCAGGGTAGAAAGAGGCCGCGCCGGATCTTGTGCCAACGGATTGGCCACCGTCATCGCGTTAATAGCGGCGATTTTGTACGGCGCCTGCGGTGAGGTATTGGTTGCCAGGTAACTAACGTGTGGATGATTGCGACCACTGCCAAAGGTACCGGTTGCTGCATGGTTGCCACGATAAGCGGCAAAGGCGCGACCGTCCGCTTGCACCACTGGTCCCCAGCGCGAGTCGAGCCAGTTTTCCAGCACGGCAAGGTTGGCCGCATCGGTGTAAGGGCAAACGATCCAGTTAAACTGCTCGTTACCCAGCGCCGCCAAGGCGGGGGTAATGTCGGGATTGGTGGTGCCGTTGGCCAAGGTGCCCGCCATGATGTCTACCGTTACACCTTCGGGCAGTTTCTCGCCTTGGTAGTAGTTGAGGCGGATATCGATATTGTTACCCGATTCGCCTTTCCATTTAGCAACAAAGGTAAGCACACCAAGTGCATTGGTAACAGTCACGGGTAGCGTGGTGTCTGCGGCCACTGCTGCGACCACTGCATCGCCGATGGTGGTGGCGCTGTCGCCGCTGCTAACACCGACCGGCACCTTAACGCCATCAATAAGCCAGGTCATGGTGCCATCGGCCGTGGCCGCGCCTGAGATGGTGTAGTCCTTATTGGCAGCAACACCGACGGCGTTTTCATCGAGCGCGACCGCCCACGTTTCGGTAAACGGATCGACCGCCTTACCCAGGCGTAGCATCTCGGTCAACATCGCACCACGACCGAAGTCTGCGTCGCCCTGGTCCTTGCTGGTGATACGGGTCAACGTTTCGGCCGCAACAGAACCACTTGCCAGGCGTTGACCAATAAACAGTACTTTAAATTGTTGCTCGGCCTGCATTGCCTTAGCATTGCTGATTTCAACAAAGCCACCAGGCAGGCGCCAGTTAGCAGGCATAAGAGAAAACGGAACAGTCATAGCTTATTACTCCTCGGTTTTGGTGGCTTGTTTGGCGGCGGCTTTTTCTGCTGCCGCCTTGCCTTTTTTAAATTCGGCCGCTGTAATCTCAACCACCGAACCGTCTTTAATGCGGCGATACCAGTTGACGTCGTTCGGCACCTCGGCACCGTAGGCGGGCATAAACTCGGTGGGCTTTTGCGGCAAGCGAACTTGATAGGGTTGCTTACTGGTTGGGTCTACGCCCGGCTTTACAAATTTGCTCATGACTTGTACTCCACGATTTTGATACGAAAACTACGCTCTTCGGTACGGCCGCCCACGGTATGAACGCGAACGGTGCAATAAATGGTGTCTTTGATTTGTGCGCCATCGACGCGCAGGAATGCCCACGGCGTATCGCCGGTGAGGCCCTGACTAACGATTGCCAAGCCAGTGCCAATAACCCATGTCACGTTATCGATAGTGTCGCCCGCCAGCCACTTGGTGAAGCTGCGGCCGTAATCGAGCACGCCGGCCAGTGTAAGTTGGTAAGTCTTCATGCCGCCTCGTACCTCTGTTCGAAGGGGATCTCTTCGACGCGCTGTTCAAAGGGCACAACCTCGCACCGCTCCAGGGGTGGCCCCTGATAGTTCGCCATGGTGTTGTTGAGTGTGCCGCTGTTGACCGCATCGACGATTGAGGCGCCGCCTAAATCGACTTTAAAGCTGAATTGACCGTTGTTTAATGCGTTGGCAATAGCGGCTGCATTAAATGAAGTCGATACTGTTAACGAACCGACCACGCTGGCTGCCGAGGCACTGACAGCGGAAAGGTCGATAACCGTTTCGAGCACGCCACCGTTATCGCTAACCACGGCCGAGGCACCCGCCATATCGAAGTGTTGAATAGCGGTACCGCTGTTGCTTGCGGATACTTTGCTCGCGCCGGACAGGTTGACGCCAGGTTGAGTCACCGACAGCACGCCATTGTTAACCGCCTCGGCAATCGTACCGCCGTGCAGATCAAACGAGAGCGTGATGTCGCCATTATTGAGCGCTTCGCTTATGGTTGCGCCGCCCATGTCGACAGCGTGGCTAAGAAAGGCGCTGTTTAGCGCATCAACGATCGCGCCACCACCGAAAGCAAAAGAGGCCGACAGGTTGCCGTTGTTCTCGGTAACGACGGCGGAACCACCCGACAGGTCAAACCCTGGTAGCGTCACACTAATGGTGCCGCTGTTGGTCACGATAGCAGCGCTCGCACCCACAACCGGTACTGTGAATTGGGCGGTACCTGTTGCGGTTGAATCGTTGGCAGCGGTGCCGGACAACATAACACCGACGATGGTATACACATCGGCGCCGATATCGTTGATCGTAGTGACAACGTCACCCTCAGCATCAACGTTATAGGGCGCTCCAAGCACTGCGCCCGCTTCTATACATGAGGAGCTGGATTTTAAGTGGAAGTCTTCAGCGCCAGGTGTCAGATCCTTAAATTGATCGGCAGCAACTAGCGAATAGATATTATTGCTTCCAGGCGCCCCGGACGCACTGTTAGTTGCGTTATTGCATGAGTTAACAGTGTCAAACGTCCCAGCAAAATTAACGCCATTATTGAAAGAGGCATTGTTTCTACAGTCGCATGATGCGCCACCACCGACAATTCCGCGACTGGCGTTGTCGTAAACAACGTTTTGGTAAATCTTTGACGCGCCAGTCCCATCTAATCTGAGAGGGCCAAAATACGACCTATCGCAACCGTAGATTGTATTGCGATAAACCTCTGTATTCGAGTAGCTCGAACTTCGATAGATACCATCGTTGTTGGCGCTGTTCTGACCATCGATTAAATTATTTCTAATGGTTACGTCGTTCGCCGATACATAGATGCCTACGCTATAGGCGCTGCCTTCCGGTAATATTTGAAGATGTTCTATTACCGTGTATTGAACCCATGTCCTGATACAAAGACCTGGCGAAGTAGGCGCAAGATAAAATTTGGTGCTGTCAAATTTTAGGCCGTTCGCTCTAGCCAGAAGAGAAACAGTAATGATAGGGCGGGCGCTTGGGCTTGAAACGATTCCAGACAAGTCTAGCTGGTCATCAAGACCACCAGGAAAATAGCCCAGCTCTGCGTACTCATCTTCAGCGAGTGTGCTGGGCAGTCCAGCCGCCCAGGTCGTTAGAGATGGGTATAAACCACCAGGTGCTACAGACGACACCCCCATTAGACGTATGGCCCCGTATTTTTGTTATTGAGCGCAGGTAAAAGGTCAACCCATGCAACGGTCGCCTGGCCTGTCACAAACAATGCGTTTAATACGCCAGTAGGTAAATTATCGGGCAGAATATTAAACAAAAAGCCCACACTATCGGTCTGCCTGTCTTCATCCCGGTAGACCAACAACTCGGCGTACGTTTTACCGGTCACATACAGTGCATAAAACTTGGGCGGCTTTAAGCCGTCGTATTGTTTATGGTCAAACCCATCATCAAATAATTGGATGATGTCCCATGCCTTAGAGAGCATTACGTCCAGGCTGGGATCTGGGTTTGTCTGGTCCTCCCCTTTAATGATTAAAACAGGCATGACCTGAACCTTAGTTATCCACCTGAAAAGACATTTGACCGGCGGCAAACTGGATGCCGGTAGCACCCAGGCCAATCCCAAAAGCGTTGCTCATGTAGCCGTAATCCCAGATGTTGCCACCGGCAGCCGCGTCGTAAAGAACAAAGGCCCCTACATTGCCGTAGGCTTGGGTGGCTGCGTTCGGATAGTCAACCACCACACTATTCTCGATGGTGCCGTCGGCACCGGTACTCGCTAACGCATCGCCCTGGGTGCTGTTGAAGTTGGTCAGGCTGGATAGAATCGCTTTACGTGCATAGTCAGAACTGCTGACCTCGACAAACGCCGCGCCCGATTCCATGGCGGTGTACTGCTCTGTTAACTGTGCGGTGCCGTCCGTGACCACTTGGTCATTGGCGCCTGAGTGGCCAGGATCAACACCCGCCAGGGTGCCTGGTGACGTGCATTTATAAAGGCGCAACCCCACTGTCGTCATAACCCATAGCGTGGCGTTAAGTGCAACGGCTTGGCCTAGCATCTGTGAGTGGATATGATCGGCGACCAATAAAGCGACATGCCAAGTGGGTGGCGTGTCCCATGTTGCGGTCGATGCGCCGACAACCAGGTTCTGGCCGCGCTTTAAA